TTGGTTGCGTTGTTGGTTGTAAACGCACCAGATGAACCGGTGTTAACTGCAAGCGCAGTTGCTACACCCGTACCTAAACCAGATACACCGGTGGAAATAGGTAACCCTGTAGCATTAGTTAAAGTGCCTGATGAGGGTGTACCAAGTGCTCCACCGTTGACAACAAATGCACCAGCAGTGCCTACGTTAACGCCAAGAGCTGTTACAACACCTGTACCTGTTGTAGTCGTTGCTGGGGCTACTCCTGCACCACCGCCAAGAACTATGGCACTTGCCGCCAACGCAGCAGAACTTGCCAGTGTTCCTGTTGCAGAGTAATAAAGCACACCGCCAGACGTTCCTGATGTCAACCCCGTACCGCCATTAGCAACAGGAAGACCGGTTGTAAAATTTATGTTTGCATCGGGAAAAGTAATCGTTCTACTTGCAGATAACGTTGTTGGCGTTAGAGTTACTTTAAGAGATGTTGTACCACCCGCACGACCGATAAGTTCAATACCATCTTGTGTAGCAGCAGCTCTAGTCAATACCCCTGATGCGCTTGTAGAAGTAATCGATGTAAACGCACCCGTATTGGCGGTAGTCGCGCCAACCGTTCCGTTGATATTAATACTAGCTGTGCCCGTTAAATTAGTTACCGTGCCGCTAGAAGGTGTACCAAGTGCGCCGTTAAAAAGAACAAACGCGCCGGCAGAACCTGTGTTGACTGCAAGAGCTGTTGCAACTCCAGTACCTAAACCAGACACGCCAGTTGAGATTGGCAATCCTGTAGCATTGGTTAAAGTACCTGATGACGGTGTACCAAGTGCGCCACCGTTAACAACAAAAGCTCCGGCAGTACCAGTATTGACCCCGAGAGCAGTAACTACACCTGTGCCTGTTGTGGTCGTTGCCGGAGCCGATCCAGCGCCCCCGCCAAGAACTATTGCACTTGCTGCTAACGCGGCAGAGCTTGCAAGCGTTCCTGTTGCGGAATAATAAAGCACGCCCCCTGAAGTACCAACGGTCAGTCCTGTACCGCCATTTGCTACGGGTAGCGTTCCGCTAACATGCGTTGTCAGACCTACCTTACCCCAACTTGGCGCTACGCCCACACCGCCTGAGATTAACGCGTTACCAGTGGCCACGTCGGCTAATTTAGACAAAGCCGTAGTCGTGCTGGCATAAAGCAAATCACCTACAGCATAAGACGATTGTCCTGTGCCGCCATTAGTAGCAGCCAACGTGCCGGTAACGCCTGTTGAAAGCGGAAGCCCTGTAACGTTTGTAAGCGTTCCTGATGACGGTGTGCCAAGTGCGCCACCGTTAACAACAAACGCGCCTGCGGACCCGACGCTGATACCAAGAGCTGTAACTACACCTGTGCCGGTCGTTAAAGTAGTAAGGCCAGTAGCAGAAGCATTAACTGCAATAAGTTTGTTTGCATTGGCCGTTAACGTCGGCATCTTGTCAAAGCCAGCCGCGATTGAATCCAACTCTGCGCGCATGCTGGCCGACGTAGCAGCCGATCCAGTTGTTGGAAAAGTGGTGTGATTGTAAAAATTGTTCGACATTATCTCAATCCTCTGCGGGTGGTGTAATGCAGTATTACGCTGTTTATTGTGAAAGGTTGGTAATAAGGCGATCCAGATGAAATGCGAAGCAAAATATTTTCTCCAGTACCTTTAATTTCCACGTCACTTGGCGCTAAAGTTTTGCCGTCCCATGAAAACGCATCCCAAAGAACAGTATCCCAATTACTAGCAGCAAAAGCATTTGCATACGTAACGTTTGACTCTTGACCTATATACGTGGATGAATAAGCAAGGTCATAAGAAAATTGAAATTCGCAATAACCAGACCCAGTAATTTCAAAAGAACCGCGACGGTATCGTTTTAGTAAACGCGGCGAATTTTCAGAATTATAGTTAAGAGTAAGTAGTGCATTAATCTCTTGCCCATCAAAAGACGTGCCTGCATCTAACGCATAAACATAACCATTAGTAGAACCAAAAAACATTGTTTCGGTAGTAAACGAATCCGTGCTTTCGCAAGAACACGTAACCGGATTTGGAAAATAAACCGGCATTGAACCAAGCATTTGACCGTTGGCAATGGTTATGTAAAGTCCATAACCGTCTGAGAAAAATAAACGGTATTGAGATTTTTCTCTATTTATTCCGCTGGCCGTTACGCGGTTTCGCCGAGTTTGAGTAAACGGTCGAATATTTAAAGTTACAGACGCAGAATCAAAATTGCCGTAACTTAACGTTGCTTGTAACGTTATAACGCCGCGATTATCAAACGTATATGTTTGACTAATGTTTTGCCCGCTATACGCTTTTGCACCGGCACCAGTATTGTAAGCAGTTAAACTCCAACTTGCTGAATCAGTGCCATACAAAATATATGTATAGTTATCCGAATAAATAGCCATTGCGCCAGTTGATTGATCGCCGGGCTGTATAACAAAAGCAGTTACGGGTTCAGGTTGAACAATTTCTCCGGCACCTAACAATGGGGTCCATTGATAAGGAAAACCAAGAGATGAAAATTGTATCGAAGTATTAAAAGAAAAAAACAAATGTTGTTTATGAACGGCAACATGAGTTGGCACATCTGTAGTCATACCGGTTTTAATTGGCACATACACTGTGCCATCAAACTCAAATCCGCGATTAATACCATCGCATCCATAAGCTTGAAGTTGGGCTGCTGATCCACCAAAATTACCAAATACAGTTTCAACTCGTCCATCGGGCAAAAGCGTAATTGCACTTTGAGCCGCAACAACTGTTGCTTTATTAGATGCGGATACTTGAAGAATTTCTCCGGCGGTAAAATTTCCAGAGGCGCTGGCAAATATTAAACGGCCTGCTGCTGTTCCTGCGCCCCAGCTTCCGGTCTCAAGCACAACTCGCGTTACGGTAGCGGTTCTGCCACTAGTTACGCCAGTAATTACATTACCGTCAAATATTTCAGCCGTGCCGGTATTAAACGACATCTCAAAGCCAAGAGGTACATTAACCCAACCTGCCGAAGACGATTTATAAATAGCCATTGCAGTACCGCCGGCATTATTTCGCCATGCATAAACAATGCCATTTATTTCTACTACTCCACGTATTTGGCCACTGCCCGGAACAACGTTAATGTCTGCCCGATAAACGTCAGCAGCAAGTCCTAAATATTGGGCGTCTATCGCTGTAGTTAGTGTGGCCGTTGCAATTAAAGCCGCAACAGTACCTTTAGCAACGCCAAGAACATTGATAGTTTCACCGACAGTAAAAACGCCAGTGGATTTTGTGTAATAAATACTTCCGCCGTTAACTGCAATAACGGTGCCGGATTGGCCAGAAGTAACGCCAGCGATTGAATCGCCAACAGAAATGGCACCCGTTAAATTAAGTTGGATGGAACTGTAAGTAGCCGTGGAAGGAGCTGTTTGGCCATCATAACGTTCATACCCTTCGATCCGAGTATAGCCGCCAGTAATTGATGCTTCAAAATTTACAGCGTCTCGGGCAACTCCGCCGGGAAGAGCTAGAGTCGGAGTAATGAGGTCTAATCCACCTTTTAGATAAATTAGATCGTATTGAACTTGGGGGGCAGGCATTGGCATAAATGCCCCTCCTTATGCTAACGGCGGACCGCTAACTACCGTTGGAATCTGATCTATGTCAAATCGTGATGAAAGGCGTTTATATTCAAACTCACCGCGAGACATAACTTCAGGTGCAGCTTCATAGCCAGCGTAATACATCATTGCTCGGTAAACAATGATCATATGAAAACGACTTGGTATAGCTGGTTCATCACCGTCAACCGTTAGCTCAACCGGCTGAGTGTAATACTCGCCAACTATAACATAGGGAATGTCTGGTATGGAACCAAAGCCAAGATTCTTATGTGGATCAATAGTAACAACAACAGGACGCGTATAAGTAGTGCGCATGTTGGAATAGATATACAAATTACGAAACGTTGTCCAGTCCATGTAATTCATCAACTGTTCGTCGGTGTAATTTGAACCTACACTCGAACACCGGAAGCTGTCACGCTTCCAGTTTCCGAATGTGGCTGTGGTTAAGCCAGCTTCCACAGGTGTGTATATTTGCTGCTGTGTAATCGTATTGAATTGAAACGTTTCCCGCAAAAACAGCCAGTCTTCTTTGCTTGTTTGAATGTCATTCCATGCGGTTTGAATCCATGTAACCATGCGTGCGTTTTCGCTGCCGGCAGTTTGCCCGGCAACGGTAGTTAACGGTGGCCCAGAGACGCCGCATTCAACTCGCAGCTGATTGACTAGCTGTAAAAAATTCATGCGGATTCAGCCAATACGTGATTTAACCATGCGCGGCCACGTGGGTTTTTGTCTTCAATTAAATCAAATGGATACGATAATCCGTGACGAGCGCGTAACTCAATTTGATCAGGAGCTGAAGGGTTGTGTACGTGTTGGCTGTAACGTGTTTCTTTCATACGCGCCAAAATCTCTACATACTTTCTTTTTACGTCAGTAGGTGTGCCGCGAATGATAGGTTGGTTCATACCATTGCAATTCACGATAACGTGAGGCGATTGGTTTTCGTCAGTCGTAGCATGAACAAGAACAGTAACGATCTCATTCATAAATGATTCTTCTGCTGCCAACTCACGAAAATCTTTAGTAGCTGCTATCGGTTCAATTGTCGGGGTATCGTCATTAATCTCGATCCCTGTCATTTTATTTTTACTCATTTGCCATTCTCCTTACGTTGAAAAAATAAGCCGTCAAAAAAGGAAGGCCACCGAAGTGGCCTTCCAAAAGTCCCTCGGAGAGAGGAGAGACGGCAACTTACAGAGCCGAACCGGGCATGTCCATGCAGTCGTAGTACGCCGCAGTGATGCCGGTTGCACTAAAGTCAGTGGTCGCAGGCGTAAACGTAACTGCCGAGCTGGTGGTGATCTTGATCAGACCAACCAGCGTGACGTTAACGGTTGACTGGGTAGGTACGGGGCAAGGATCGCCAGCGGCAACGATAGGACCTTGTGTGGTCGTCACGGTGCCCGAGGTGTTGATCCACACAGCAAACAGGCAAGCTTGGCTTGCAGCCAGCGCGGTGCCGGTCGAGAGAGCCAAGTTGTCGGTAGCTGCTTTGGATTTAAACACACCGTTGTTAGTGAAGGTCAAAGTGTTAACAGTCTTAAAAGTACCAGTGTTAGTACCTTCAGCCAGACCTGCTGCGGTAAGTGAGAGAAAGCCACTATTGGCTTGTTCGATGTTGTATGACATGGTGAAATTCCTTAAAAAGATTAAGAGACAGTTGCCGAGAACGGAGTTGCTTCCGTACCAGTGGCTTTAGTGTGTACGCTAACAAGGTATGTACCGGCGATTGCGTCAATGATCTCAATGAGGTCACCAGCATATCCACCTAACGTAGTACCGTTAAGTGTAATGGTGTCATCAGTAGAGCCGGTGGCATAACCTAATACAGCAGCTGCGCCATCGCTAATTACGTATGCGCGGCCAGACATTACATCATTAGCATTTGCCACTTTGATGGTAGTGCTGTTTGAAGTAATGGTAGTGCCGATAAAGAATCGGTATATTGAACCAGTACCTGTCGAAGCTGGCAATGTTACTGCACAACCTGCGGCGGCATTGATTGTAATAGTCCGACCCGCATGTACATCGCGACTGCAAACTATTGAAGCGGTGGTCACAATTGGCGGCGTAGCCAGTACGGCACCAATTACATCACCAACTAATTCTCCTGAATTAAGGAGGCTATAAAAAGCTGGATTACTCATAGTGTGTTCCTTTTAATAGATGCCGGGGCCGAAGCCCCGGCTAATCATTAGAGAGCGGTCACACCGGCTTCGATACGGCCCATCCATGCGTCGTTTAGACGCACAGTAGCAAACCATGTCGAGGCACCAACGTAGCCAAACTGGCCCAGTGGGTTAGCGTGGTTAGTCTGCGATGCTTTCAAGACTACAGGCTTAATCGCTTGCATGCCTTTCAATGCAACTTGACCCCAAGCATCTTCACCGATGACGATGAACGGATACACGTCAACGTTAGCAGCGCCAACTGACAGCATGCCGTTAAGAGTGCCGGAACCAGAAGCAGCAAACGAAACCAGCAAAGGCGAAGAGATAAAACGGAAGTCTTCGCATGCGCCGATCTCGCGATCGTGGATTGGCTTAAATGAACCGTAGTCTTCGACACGGGTAAAGCCGGGCAGGTTACGAATGTCGGCAACTGCATCAGTGTGGCAGAACACGATAAACGCAGGCTGCACAGCGCGAGTACCGAAATTAACGCCGGGAGCCAAACGCGAAGTTACACGACGGCAACGGTTGGATTCCAGTGTACGTGCAGTTTTACGAATTGCGTTTAGGCTGATCGCGGTGTTAACAGCAGAACGGCTGGAGCCGTTTGCATAAACAACAGTCGAGCCAGCTTTCAAAGTACCGTAACGAACCAATTCCATTACCTCGGCCAGTGTCTCGCCAGTCAGCTTGACCATTTCGCCGGGGATGTCATCTTCGTACAGCTGCTCAACTTTGTTGCTGTACTTAAACAGAACGCCGTATTGTTGCAGAGTCACAGACACGTCTTGGAAAGACAGTGTGTTGCTGTTAGGCGTAACGCCTTCAGCCAGCACAAAGTTAGACGCGGTGATCTGCGGAGTGCCTTGGTAACGTGTGCTGTTTTCAATCGTAGTGCCAGCGGTTGATGCACCGAAAGGCAGTGTACGACGGAAGACTAAAGTGTCGGTTGCGTTCATCGGCATCTCGCGCTGGGTACCGAAGTCGCCCAGAACGGTGATGGGTTGTGCATGCTCAAGCATGCCTTGTGCTGCACGGATTAGGTTACGCGAGGCAACTGTGCCGTAATTTTGAATGGCCATTGCTATTTCCTTTTAAGTTAAGTTAGTACCCGCGCTGCGTTCTAGTTTTTTCACGCTTTGCGGCTTCATAGTTCCAAAGTTCTTCTGCAGACATATCGTCTAATGTTTTAGGCGGTGGTGTCTGCCCGGGTCGAGTTGTCGCAGCAGCAGCAAGCCGCTGTCCGCGCTCTTGTTTAATATCCGACGCTGAACGTTTCTTCGTTTCATGGAACATGTCCAACATACGAATAGCATCTCGCGCTGAGTCACTGTTTGCCAAAGAACGAGTCTCAGGTGACTGTACGGTAAACCATTGCGTGAACTCTAAAGTGTTCACGGTATCCTTCCAGTTTTCGTACTTACCATCCACACGCGCTTCTTCGATGGCTTGTCTCATCTCTGATTTGGTTTGTTCGACCTGTTGCTGGACATATCCTGCCACCTGTTCGGGTGTCAGCATATTGCCTTGCGATCGTACAGACCCAAGCTGAGACGCTACATACTCCTCCATCGCGCCAGCCCACTCGGGGAAATCATCCTTGAGCTGCTCCCATTTTTCCGGGTTCTTGGCTGCATTAACGATTTGTCCCTGAGACGGAGCTTCTTGCGGGGCAACTTGTTGTTGCGCCACTCGGGCTTGCTGGAACTCTCGCTGCATTGCGGCCACACGACCTTCGGCAGTTTTTACATGGTGCAGCAGTTGAGCGTTGGCTGTTGCCAAATCATCGATCTGAGCAAGCTTCGCTCTTACGACATCTGATAATCCAGCCAGTGGGTCTTCCGGCTCCTCATCGAATGTTGCATCATCAGCAATCGGTTCGTCTTCCAGCAGCGGGTCCTCCGGTGCTGTGGCCATTGACTGGTTTGCGGATTGATCGTCAGCATCCAGTTTTGCGGCCTCTTCGTTCCAAAGCTGTTGCGCTTCCTCCGGTGATAGTTGGTTTTCTTCCACTTTGCTCTCCATTAAAAAAGTCATCTTGCGATAACTTTGAACAACGATTGAGCGGGATTATTCGTCCGACTCAATCACCACACCCCGAGTTGCCTCATTCGGCAAGTCGAGAAATCTTTTTATAAATCGAATCTCGCCGCGCAGTAATGCCGTCTCAGTATCGGAGAGATTGACGGCATCATTTTTATCGCGGCATTTGCGTAGCTGCTCTTCAGCCCACTTACGCATTACGTGCCACTCTGGCGAATTGAAATTCATCATAGTAAAAAAGCCAGCACAAGGCTGGCTTTATAGAAATTTTGGACACAAGGTCTCTGCAAAAATTCTACCTTTTATCGTAGGATTTGTGCAACATTTTTATTTGCAGCGTTTTGCATAACCTTGCATCGCGTTGCCGTATTAAAGCGGCGATTTTCCGAATCTGTAGAAAATAGCTGCTACAACTTTAAAAGCTGAACCTGTGCCGCCGGTAATATTTGGACGAATAAAGGCAGGCATCTCTTGGCAAATATGATTCGCCGCAGCGGTATAGGCCATGCTGGTTGTGCCGCCGCGCTGTGTTAGCGGATGCCAGTTCGTACCGTCATTTGATCCTTGAAACGTAACAGTCGATCCGCCGAATGTACCTGTAACTTGAAGTGTTATGTCGGCTAAAGCATGTAAGCTAAAAGCTGCGCCAGAGTCGCCCGTTGCCATTGGATTCCAAGTAACAAGAACGCCACCCGATGCTGTGTCGCGATCAGTGGTAGGTATGATGGTTGCCATGATTATTTCCTTTAATAATTAAATGCACTGTTAATTAAACCTTCATTGTTTCGTTCTATGTCAGTCAAGTTAGGTTGATTAAATCTAGCTACTTGTGCCACAGTTGCTGAAAGTTGTTTTGGAGCTGTTGGCGCTACTTCAGAAAACGGTTTTGGTGGTTTGCCGGCTACTGCTGGAGAATCCTGCTTTACAAGCATAATTCCGCGAATAGTTTCTACGGGGTAGTAATTTTTAAGTATGTCATTGGCGTCATATACTTGACCTTTTGCAGCGCCTTTTCCTACGTATTTATTAGGTTCGAAATCTTGATAATAGGTATCAAAATATCCGACTTGTTCATCAGAGCCTTTTATAAAACTATCGTTATATTTAGTTACCTGATCAATATAGTTTGAGCCAGCTTTTTTATAGCTTTGCGCCTCACGTCTATATCTATCCATTAAATCTTGATATGCATCTTGTTCACGTTTTAAAACAACGTTAGCCATGATTTATATCCCCGATCCAGTTCGTAATTTCAAATCTTGTTCTGCTGCGAACAATTCTTTGCGGCCACGCTCTTTGATCGCTGTGTCGGCCAACTGAGCTTTGATCTTTTCAAGTGACAGGTTCTGCGAGTTTGATAACTTCAGCATTTCAATCTCACGCTCAAGTTGCAACTCGGCAGTTCTAATCTCAGCCTCCTGCTGCATCTTAGCTTGACGTGCTTGAATCTCAGCCATGTCGCCTGCGTTCTGCATCTTGGCGCGCTCCATGTCTGTTTGCGCACGAATGTTTGCAGCCTCAATGCGTGGATCAGGTGGCGGCGGTTGATTCATTGCGGCCTTTTGTTGCTCTTTGATTTGCTCGATCTCTTCTTCGGATTTGAATACCTCGGCTGGATCAATGTGTTGCGCTTGCAATGCTTTACGGAATAGCTTCTCGGTATCGAGATACATGCCATAAATAGGGTTGGCACCGGCGGCAAGTAAATTCAGGAATGCTTGATTCTGAATGTCACGTATCAGTAGCGCCGATGATCCACGTGCGTCGATCGAAAAATCACCTTTGATTTCTTCGTCTTCGTTGTACATCATGTTGTAGTCGTAGTAACGGCGAATATGCGGACGGGTGATCATGTCATCAAACTGCTTAACTAAACGA